GGTCTTCGTCATCCCGGACACGCTGCACACGTGGACGATCGCGCCGGTGCTGGTGTTGCTCGTGTGGAATGTGACCGTGGTGGGCGTTGCGGCGCAGAGCGCGTTCGCGATGAAGATGGCGACGCCGCCGCTGTTGTTGTCATTCGACTGCTGAATGATCCGCGTAAAGCCGAGCGACTGCGAATCCGTCATCGTCGGGGCGGTGTCGACCGCCGTCCCCTGCGAGTACTCGACCATTGCGACCAGGAGGTCGTTCAGCGCGGGGGTGAACGAGCCGCTCGCATACGACGTGGCGTTCGTCGTGGATGGCGTCGCGACGCGCGGGGTAGTCGCCGCCATGGCGCAGCCCGCCTAGGGGGTGATCAGGACAAGCTGCGGGTCGGTGAACGAGCCGTCCGTGAGCATCTGGGTGACCGTCTCGCACGTGCCCGCCAGCGCAGCCGCAGGCGCGAAGCCGAACGTCCACGTCTCGGCGCGGCCGTGCCCGCGCTCCGACCAGCCGGCCGGGGCGCTCGAGGCCGCCGAGATGGGAGCCAGGCCGGCCAGGTCGCACGCGGCCGGCGCGAACACCGGGTTCTCCCAGAAGGCCGCGGTGATCGGGTTCTTGATCGTCCCCGCGAAGCCATACGACACGGCGGACGGCTGACCCGCAGCGGCGACGAGGTATGTGGTCGGCGCGGCCTGCGCGGCGCCGGCGATGACGAGAGCGACGGCGACGGCGGTGAGCAGGGCGAGAGTGCGGCTCATGCGAAGACCGCTTTGATCGTGAACTGAATCGCGTCGCCGCTCGACAGTCCGATCCCGGTGAAGTCGCCCTTGAGGAACAGGTTGCCGCCCGACGCCGCGTCGAACAGCCCAGCGACGGTGACGGTGCCGGCGCCGGTCGCCGTGCGTGTCCCGACCACCTGAAACGTGTCGTTCGTGACCGTCGTCGTCTGCCGTGTCACGGTGCCGACCGTGTGGTCGGTGCCCGCCGACGTCGACAGATCCACGAGCTTCTCCACCGTAGTCGGGCCGAGGGTCGTGTCGGTCACGAGCGCCGTCGTCTGCACGCCCGTACCCCAACCGATGTTCAGGGGCGTGGTGCCGGCTCCGTTCAGCCGGTTCGTGATGATGTCCCGACCCGCGTTGACAACGACTGTCGCCATCTATTTCGCCTCCTTCGAGAAATGTCGTAGGTTCCACCACAGGCGGCGAACACGGCTCTTGTGCCAGTACGAGATGACGCCGAGGTCTTCCCGGGTGCCGTCCGCGCGGATCACGACGGCGGCGATCGACGCCTCCTGCATCCGCTGTTTCGCGTCCATCAACTGCGCTTCTCGCGGGCCTGGGCGGGCCTCTTCGCAGCCGTCTCCTGCCCGTGCCCGTAGTTCTTCAACTGAGTGCGAACCGCCGCGACTTCCATCTCGGCCTGGTCGAGCACTTCGGACGGTGTGCTCAGCGAGCGGAGCTCGGCGAGCCGGTTCAGGCGCCCTTCGAGTTCGCGCTCGAGGTCGCGGAGGTACTGCTCGAAGTGCCAGTCGGACGGGAACCCGGCGGGTGTCTTCTTCGTCATTGGTTCTCCTTCTCTCGGCCAACCGGGGCGGGAACAACTCGTTCCCGCCCCCTGGATGGCTTCAGGGTTAGAAGGTCGGGGTTGCCAGTCCGGCACCCGAGACGACACCGCTCGAGGCCGGGTAGCGGCCCGCGGAGAACGCGGCGTACCCGTACACGATCAGCTGGACCTGGAGGGACGTGCCGGCCTGCTGCTCGAACGACAGCGTGACCGGGTCGGCGTCGCGCTCCCACAGGTGAACGACGTTGGACGCCATCACGATGATGCGGTCCTCGTTCGTGCCCGTTCCGAGGTTGATCGGGATGTTCGCGTCCGTGAACACGCGGAGGCCGTGCATGACGCCGACCTCGCCGTAACCGGACGCCTGGCCGCCGGCGACGGGGTTGAACGCCATGAGGCCGCCGCCGGTCGGGAGCATCAGCGGACGGTTCTGCGTGTCGAGTGCCGCCTCGAAGAAGCCCCAGCGGCGCGGGTGCATGAAGATCTTGTCCGCGACGTAGCCGAGGCCACCGGATGCGGAGTTGATCTGCTGGATCAGGTCGGCGATCTTCGGGTACACACCGGCGACGGTCGCCGTCGACGCCGTCGACGTGCTGATGCTCGACGTGCTGAGCACACCGAGGATCGTGCCCGAGCCGCCGCCGCCGCTGATGCACTGGGTGTCGAGCTGTGCCCAGTAGCGGGCGATGAGGTCCTCGAACAGGATCTGGTCGCTGTACGCGGCCCGCTCGATGCCCTGCCGTGAGACCGGCACGTAGCCGGCGATCGTGCGGACGTTCACCGTCAGGTCGGTCTCGGCTGCGTCCTGCGTCGTGGCGGCCGAGTTCTCTGTCGCCTGGATACCGGCCGCGGTCGCCGTCGTGATCCTGGGCACGATCAGGCTCATGCCGACGTCGGGGAGCGTCTGCTGGTTGCACTGGTCGGCGAACACGCGGCCGTTCCGGCTCGCCTTCGCGTACAGGTCGAGCAGATAGGCGGGCGGGATGACCCCGCCGAACGTCGCCGACGTCATCGCGCGCTTCTCGATCTCGTGCTGCTGGTGCCGGTCGATCCGCGACGACGCCTGCATGTCGCCCCTGACCTGGGCCTGGAACAGGTCGCTCATGAACGAGTGCGGACCCGTCCGGCGGTACATGTCGGGCTCGCGCACCTGGACGTCCTCGGGCTTCGTCTGGACACGCTGGAACTGGGCGCGTGCCCGCTCCCTCGCGTCCTTGCCCATCATCAACTCCTCGCGCCGTTCCGCCTCGGCGACGGCGGCGTGGAACTCGGTCGTGACCGAGTCGACCTCGACCTTGTCCGCCTCCGGGTTCGCGAGAAGCGTGTCGAGCTGGTCGGCGAGCGAATCGACGGTGTCCTTCGCCTCGTTGTACTGATCCCGGAGCTCGGTGAAGCTCAGGGGAGCGCTACTGGGTGCCATGTCTTTTCCTCCAGGCGAGCAGATCCGCGTGGATCTGTGCTCGCTGTTCCGTGCTGACCCCCACGCCTCCCGTTTCCGGGTTGACGTCGGTTGGGCCTCCCATGTCGGGCTGACCCTGCTGGCCTCCCTGCCAATCGGCGGGCTGACCGAGCGCAGCCGCATAGCTACGCAATCCGGTGACGGTGCTGCTGTAGGCGCCCTGGCCTGTCGCGCACACGTCGTAGAGATGAGACACGTCGAGGATCGTGCGATGCTCGTTGTCAGGCCCGTCGTCGGTCTCGGTGCTCTCGTACTTCGCCTCACCGACCGTGAACGCGAACGACGCCTGCTTCACGACGCCGGTACGCATCTTCGACGCCATCCGGACAGCGTCGGGATCGTCACGGCTCGCCTTCGCCATGAAGTAAAGGCCCTTCTTGTCGGCGCGCAACGAGAGACTCCCCGGCGCGCCCGCCGGCACGTCCGTCGCCGCAACAGCCGTGTTCATGTCGTGGCCGAAGTTGAAGTGAACGACGCCACCAGGCTCACCCAATGGCTGCTCACGGAGGAGACGATTGAACGCTGCCGGGTCGATCGACTCCGTCAGCGTCAGGAACTTCGAGTTGTAGAGGACGGTGGTCTCGTCGAACACGGCCGCGTAGCCGCTCATCGTCCATGTGTTGTCGTCGGTGGCGGACGGGTCGCGAACGTCGACGTGCGTGATCGGCGCCACGGCATAGCGCAGCTCAGTGCTCATGTGTGGAACCTCCTAGAGAGAGACGTCGGCGGCCGAGATGCCGGGCTGCTTGTTCGGAGCCCCGCCGACCGGGGTGATCTGCGGGATCTCGCCGACACCGTTCGGGAGCGGGTCGTAACCGAGAATGTGCCGGGCCTCGTCGGGTGTCAGGATGCCCGCCTGGACGCGCCCCTGCAGGATCGCAGCCTCCGTGTTCAGGTCGCCTCTGACGAACGCATCCGCGTCGAACGCCGGATACGCCGTCGACGACCCGAAAAGCTCCTCATCCTCACCCAGCGCCGACTCGATGCGTTCCAGCTCCGGTCCCATCCCGAACCGCTGGAACATCTGGAGCTCCTGCTCAAGGTTCGGGGCGCGCTCACCCGACGCCGAAGGGAGCAGCAGGTTCACGGGGACACCCATGATCAGGCTCGCGTCGCTGACGGTCAGGTTCGCCATCTGCACGAACTGGGCGTCCGCGGCGGTCATCCCGATCGGCTTGATCGTGGCGCCGCCGCCGACGACCGCGGTCGTTTCACCCTCGGTGCCGGTCATGACCTGGTTCCACTGTTCCCGCCACGACTTCACCTGGTCGACGGTCTGATCGGCGGGGAACTCGACGCCGAGCTGGAGGCTCGCGCCCTTCCGCCACATCCGCTCCTCGTGACGCTGCCTGGAGATCGGGCCGGCGAGGGCGTCACGGAACACCACGATCGGTGATGGCGCCTCGTATTTCCCTCCGGAGCCGTGACCGCATATGTGGAGGATCGTCGACGTATCGACGGTGTACTCGTGCCCGGCCCCGGCACCCACAGGGTCGGGGTATCCGGTGCGGACGGTCACCTTGTACTCATCGTCGCCGGAGCACTGCACCTGGTCAGGGTGGAGCGCGTACATCTCGACGACGCGCATCGTGATCGGGTCGACGTTCTTCCAGATGTAGGCGTTGTTGCGCCATGACAGGCTTTCCCCGATCGTCTCCCAGAACCCGAACCGGGTTTGGTCGTCGTTCGGCCGGTTCTTGAACAGCCGGGCCTGCCAGATCGTGGTGTCCTGGGTGCGTGTCGCGCCTTCTCCACGCCAACACTTCAACCT